AATGTATGCAGGCGCTCTGTATCGCCAAAGAGGTTCCGTAGACCAGTTCGCAAGCTTTGACGGTATGGGCAACGTGCCAACTACAGGACTCAGCCCGATCATTAAACAGCTTGCAGGAATCCCTAGACCAGCGGTCGCATAATGACCGTTTACACAGACCTATTCAATGAGGCCATAGACGACCTTATTACGACCTTGGCGACGATTACTAACCTACGAGTCACGACAGACCCGCAAAAGATAAACCCGCCTTGCGTATTTCTTGACGCCCCAAGTTGGGATTCTTACAACTACAACATTGTCAAAATGACCTTTAACGTCAAAGTCATTTCGCTTGGACCTAGCAACCTTGACGCTTTGCGAAACATCTTGTCAATCTCGGCAAACCTTATGGCTAAAAATGTTGCTGTCACAGCTGGACGGCCCGCTACGTTATCTGTGGGCGGCGCTGACTATCCGTGTTACGATCTAGACATATCACTACAAGCACAGACAGGATGACCATGCTAAAAGTAGTTTCACCAAGAGTCGGGGAACCAGGCACAGAGTTTGTACCCGACGAACATACAAACGTCGAAGCGTTAATTGCTGGCGGTTTTATTGTAGATGACACAAGAACCAAAAAACCTGCTAAGAATACAAACACTAACGAGGAGATTTAACCCATGGCTACTAGCACTTATTTGCCGTCACCCGGCGTAAAAATTAACAATGTTGACGTTTCCGATCAATGCCAAGGTGCAGTAATTACCCAAGTGCAGACGGCCCTGAACTCAAGTAGTTTCGGAAGCACCGACTCTTTTTATGTGACTGGCATGACCAACCACACGATTGAGCTTGAAATGTATATGAGCTACGCAGCCACAGAAACCTACGCAACTTTGGCGGCCCTAGTCGGTACACAGACAACCGTAATTTTGGCTACAACCGCAACAGCGCTCACAACTCCTAGCGCTACAGCACCAAAGTTCACTTTGACTAATTGCTATCTAGAGGAACTGCCTTTAATCAATGCGACCATGGGCGAACTGAGCGTTATCTCTTTGACCTTCCAAGGTGGAACCCTTACTACCGCTACAAGCTGATCTCAACCCCTACAAAAGGACCCGACATGAAATTAACTTTAAAAGTAGATTTGGGCGACGGCCCAATGTTTGTAACAACCAACCTTTACACGATTGTTGCTTGGGAACGAAAGTTTAAAACTAAAGCCTCAGCAATGTCTCAAGGTATTGGCATGGAAGATTTAGCGTATATGGCTCATACCGCACTATTGCAAAACGGTATTGCTTGTCCTGTTGTGCTTGACGATTTTATTAAAAAGTTGGTGACGCTGGAAGTCACAGAACAGATGAGCGAAAACCCTACCGTAGAGACACCTACCGATTTGGATTAGCACAAATCCTTGTCGCTACCGGGTACTGGCCTAATGACATCCCCTTTGACGTTGACGATGTTGCTACAGTAATTAAAGCAATCAACGATTCAAGGAAATAACCGTGGCAAAAGTTAGTGTGTCAACAGACGTTAAAGGCGCTCGAGAAGCTGTCAGGTTATTGAAACAGACGCAACCTGAAGCATTTAAAGAATTCCGCGCACAAGCCCAAACCGCTATTAAACCCATTGTTTTAGAAGCACGCCGATTGTTAACCGCTGCCGATTCCTCAGCCGAAGGCATAGCGCCTCTGTCAGGGTTTCGCCGCAAATGGTCACCGGGCGGACGCAAAATCTTCCCATGGTCACAAGCTGCCGCATTGTCAGGTGTCAAAATTCAGGTCAGACCTAGCAAAGAAGCGTTTTTGACTGTTACTCAAAGGCAAGCAGGGCCAGCAATAGCGGACATTGCAGGACGCAAAAAAAGAAACAAACTAGGAACGGCTTTGGACAGATACGGCAAAGCGTCTCGTTTTTTGTGGCCCGCTGCAGAAACTAAACAGCCTGAGATTGAAAAGAATTTGGAACAAATCATGGACTTTGTATCAAAAAAAACCTCAACTAAACTAAAGTTCTGACCATGGCAATAACCGTCCCAGTCATTACTACCTTTAACAATAAAGGGCTAAGTGACGCCACCGATGCTTTTGGTCGCTTTGGTAGGAAGGTAGGCGACGTTGGTAAAAAGGCTGCTGCAGGGTTAGCCGCAATCGGTGTAGCCGCTGTCGCTGGCGCTGGTAAAGCAATTAACTTGGCGTCTGATTTTGCTGAGTCTCAAGCCAAAATTGGTGAAATCTTTGGTGCTAACGCTGTCGCTATTGAAGCGTTTGCTGCTACAGCCGCCACAAGTTTAGGACAGTCAAAGCAAGAAGTTTTAGACGCTGCCGGCACGTTTGGCATTTTTGGCGACGCAGCAGGTTTGGGCGGTCAAGACTTAGTTGACTTTAGCAACAATTTTACGACTCTTGCCAGCGACCTAGCGAGCTTCAATAACACCAGCCCGCAGGAAGCTATTGATGCGATCGGTTCGGCCTTGCGTGGGGAGTCGGAGCCATTGCGTAAATACGGCGTCATGCTTGACGACGCAGCTTTAAAAGCCGAAGCGTTAGCCCAAGGCATTTACAACGGTAAAGGCCCGTTGACTCAGCAACAAAAAATTCTTGCGTCTACCGCTGTGATCTTTAAAAAGACAACTAAGGCTCAAGGGGATTTTGCTAGAACTTCAGACGGTTTAGCAAACAGGACTCGAGTTATGAAAGCGCAGCTGTCTAACGCAGCTGTCACAATCGGGACGGCTTTACTTCCCCTAGCGTTAAAAATGGCTGACTTTTTTGCTACACGGGTAATACCTGTAGTTGAGAAATTGTCAAATGTTTTTAGCAAAGACGGTTTGAGCGGCATTCTTAATCTGATTAAGGGTCAACTCCCTAAATTAGGTGAAGCTTTTAGCGCTTTGTTTGATTGGATTAAAACAACTGGCATACCTAAATTTTTAGAATTTATGGCAGAAATGGGCAGTGCGTTAGTTGACTGGATTGGCCCAAGAATTAAACCCATGTTGACAAAATTAGGCGAATTGATAACGGCAGCTGCCGCTTGGCTAGCCGAAACAGGACTACCCACCCTGGTAGATAAACTGATCTTGTGGGGTAACGCTTTTGTGGATTGGATTACTCCACTGATAGGCCCAATGCTCAAAAAGTTTGGCGAGCTAATCATGACTATTACTACCTGGCTACTCACTGTGGGAGTACCAGCGCTGCTAACTGCCACACTCAAAATGGCTGATGCACTAATCGGCTGGGTTTTTAAGATCGCTGGCCCACTGCTTAAAGGTTTAGCAGTGCTTCTAGTCGATATAGGCAAATGGGTTATCAGTGATGGTGTGCCAGGGCTAGCAAAACTAGGTGTGCAATTAGGTCTAGGGCTAATAAATGCTTTAGTGGCAGCTCTTAAAGGTTTGGGCAACATGGGCCTAGATGTAGGTAAAGCGTTTGGTAACGGCATCATAGATTTCATTAACAAAAATGTGATCGACAGTATAAACGATTTATTAGAATTTAAGGTGGGGCCAGTTACCGTTAATCCGCCTGACCTTCCACACATACCTAAACTGGCTGATGGTGGAATTGTGAACAGTCCGACTATTGCTATGATCGGCGAAAAAGGACCAGAGGCTGTAATTCCTCTAACAGGTCGCAACGCTGGCAACATGGGCGGAAACACCATTACGATCAACACTTCCGCAGACCCTCAAGCAGTCGTGCTGGCTTTGCAAATGTATAACAGAATGAGCGGCCCGATACCGATCAACACTCGAGGCAACTAATGGCTAACTTGGATTGGAGCTGGCGAAACGTAACAACATCGTCAACTTTTACAACCAGCGTGCAAAATTGTTCCTACAGCACAGGCAGACAATCATCCGTTGACCAATGGACCCCTGGCTCACTACTCATTACTATTACAAACACTGCTAATGAAGCGGCAGGTTTCACCTTAAACGACAAAATACGTTTTAGATTAGAACATGCTGCATCGGCTGACACCTACTACCACACCTTTTGGGTACAGGAAATCATTTTTAACGACAACCCTGGGAACCAAAACGCCTCTACGGCAACCATTGTTTGCACAGACCTTTTAGGCCGTTTGGGTCGAGCGCAAGTATTTGGAAAAAGTATGCCTCAAGCCAGAACGATTACCCAACTGACGACAGCGTTTACTACTGACCTGCCCGGTGGCGCAACAATGCCGACCACCTATACAGGTACATCGACCGCTTCAGCTAGGACCGCAGTTACAAACGGGACTTATACAGGAACTGTTGCCAACAGAATCAATTTGAACATGGTCACTGAGCAAGGAATTCTTTGGCAAAATCAAAATCAAATTCTTTTGATTGGACGTGACGACATTGCGTCATTGGCTACCAGCACAATTAACCTTGGGCCTGAAAGCCCTTACTACTCTTACACCGACATACAACGCATTGCTTTAGGCACAGATTTTTTAAACACTGTAACCGTTAGCCCTGAAGGTTTAGATGCTGTCGGCAGCACCGATGCAGCTTCAGTTTTGGCTTACGACATTTACGGCGGGACACTTGCAACGGTTGATTACAACGCAACGCAAGCAACAGGTTCGGCGTCTTGGCAAGTATTTAGCCGATCAGACCCCACACAAATCACGTTTACACTCACAATGACAAGCATGGCTGCAAGCAACGTAAACGAAATAATACGCAGACTTTGGAAAGCAAGCCCTGAACTTTTTGCTTTTGTTTATTATCGTAAACCCGGCAACAGCGCCTTAATCCAATACTTGTGCCAATTTCAAGGTTTTTCGCTTTACACCACGCCAGCTGAGACGGTGTTTACTTTTTACTTAGCCCCTGCTAGTTTTACTGGTGTGTTTACCCTTAACAGCAATGTATTTGGCATACTTGACCAAAACATCCTGAGCTTTAGCTGGTGATATCGTGACGACTCCACCACTGTTTGTAGCTAATACTGTTCTCTCAGCGGCCCAGATGAATAAAATCGGAATGTGGAAGATAAGCACCACCAGTCTCAGTGGCGTAACCACCAATATTTCTAACTGTTTCTCCAGCGACTACACAAATTACCGTGTGATCTGTCAAAACTTAAATGGTGGTAGTGGTACTACTCGCCTACTCACTTTACGTTTTCGCACGACATCTGATGACACAACGGCATCCTACAATGGAGGCACTTTTGGTACTTATGGGGCAGGTACAACCACACAATTTGCGTTTAGTGGTGCTACATCTGCAACTTTGTCAGCGTTGAGCGCGCAACCGAGCGGCTCGGCGGCTGGAGGTTT